AGGCAGCAATGGAACGTAGGGAGTTCATCAAGCGCACGGGCCCGGCGGTAGCTGTGGCGGCGGTGACCGGAACGACGGGCTTCGTATTCCACAATCGCGAGACAACGAGGCGCAGCACCGTGGTCGCCAAGAGCGCCGATTTCGAAGTCCCACGCGATCCTTCGCTGCCGGTGCTTACTTCGGCCACCAACTCCGATCCCGTTGCAGCGTTGCGCGCCGCGCTAGATACGATAGGGGGAATCGAGCGCTTCGTCCATGCTGACGAGACGGTGGTGGTGAAACCCAACGTGGGGTGGGACAGAACACCCGCGCAAGGGGCGGACACCAATCCGGTGCTCGTGGGCGAGATGGTTCGGCTCTGCCTGGCAGCGGGAGCCGCGCGGGTGGTTGTGAGCGATGTCAGCTGCAACGACCCGCGACGTAGCTTCCTCCGGTCGGGTATCAGAGAGGCCGCGGAAGTTGCGGGCGTACCCCTTGATGTCTGCGTACTTCCTGTGTCTTGCAAGTAAACATGTCCATTGTAACGTACAGTTACGCCATCATTATAACTTGTAGATGCAGCCCATTCATCGTGATGTGTTTCTAATAACTCTCTAAAACGTATGTAACGTCCTACATCATCGCTGGTGAACAAACTAGCAGAAGCAGTAATTGTAACTGTGCCTGTTTGTGCTGATGCATATAAAGTTGTGGTAGTTATATTCTCATCAAGATAGGGGCCATCAACAAAAGCTATGTCTGTAAGTGTAAAGGATGTGGCTGTTGTTCTTGTTAGCTTTGCTGGTGCGTGGTCTTTATGTACCAAATATAAAACGTCAGCAGATTGAACAAAGTTAATCTCAAATATATCTGTGACACTGTAAGTTGTAACAACTTCTACAGGGCTACCACCACTCTCTAGCGGAGCGCCATCTTGGAAGAAGCGTATATAGTTAGCGCCAAACTCAAGCACATATGCTTGTTCATCACTAAATTCAAAGTTGATTAACCTTACTTTACCACCACTCTTAGATGAGCCAGCATAGTAAGTACCTGGCCTTCTGGTTATTCCACCTTGCGGAAACACAAGCATGTTCTGTAATGTTTGAGCGCCAGCACTGTACTTCTGTAAATCAATCCTACCTTCAAGACGAGGCGATAACTCACCAGCTTGGAAGTTGGTAACAATGGAGGATACTCGCGCCATTTTAGAACCTTGAGTTTATAAATGAGTCTGCAATGATTTTGTCTGGCACACCTTCAGCAGCATCCATAGAACGAGCCTCTGCTAATCTAGTTTGGTACAACTGGAACATTTGTTGCCCTACAGAATTACTACCAGTGATTGCATACGCTACTTCGGATGCTAACTTGTGAGCAATGGTACTAGAAAGCAAGCTATCATACTGCTCTGTGTCTGTTACTCTGCCTATGTAAATAATCTTGCAAGTAGATTCGTCTGTTAATATTTTACGGCCTTCTACTTTAAACATATTCTGTGAGTCGTATGCAGCAATCTCATTGTCTACATTTGCGTTCCAGAAAGATAAAACTCTTAGGCAGTAAGGGTTAGTCGGTAAGGTGTATTGGTAAGTAAATCCAAATGCAGGAGCAGCGCTATCTTGCGCCAATGCTTTTCTTGTGATAGCTGCGTTCCAAGGATGCGCTCTTAGCACTTGGTCTCGTACAGTTTCAAACCTACGGTTACACAGTCTAGCTTCTTTTGAGTTTTCCGTTAGCGCTGTAATGGTTGCTGCGCCCAGCAAATCCATAGCTTCATTACATATATCAACTACCGATGGCATGTTTAACTAACCTTTCAACCTTTACTAGCGCACCCTGACTAACATTGTTGTCACCGCCAGACATAACCCAGCCTTTTTCTTTGTGTAGCTCAACTATTTCTTTCAGGGCTTTTGTAGGCAATATTACCACAAAACCACCATTTATTACAAACGCCCAATAGTCTGCTTCTGTTGTGTCTATGCCAGATGGCTTACCTCTACAAAAAAACTCCACAAACACCTTACCAGTTTGCGAAGCTCTAAAATCTCTTTTAACTTCTATTGTTTTTCCAGACAGCAATTCGCTTAACCACTTCTCAGCTAACTGTCCTACTTTCAAATCATATTTAAAGTCATTGTTATATTCCAAGTCATTTCCCCAGACTGGAAGTAGAAAGGGGCGGCAGAACCGCCCCTAACATATTAGTTTATGACGTACTCAATCTTAAAAGATAAAGTTCCGTCTGATGCACCAGCAGTCTCAACAAACACTGCTACGTAGTACACACCGCCTGGGTCTGATGATAAACCACCATCTTCCCATAGCTGCTGTCCAGTCGTATTAATGTCTGCTGTTGTATGGCGAAATTCGGTGAAGGCTGTAGCCGCCCGAAAAACTGTTGTGCCATCTGCATAAACATCTGCATCAACAGCAGTGCCTTCGTCATCATACAAACCAATATCCCAAACCAGGTCTGTGCCTGAATCCAAGTCATCAGAAGCCAGTTGTAGGCTTGTGATGCTTGCATTTGTTGGGAGAGGGGCAAGCATGATTACATCACTATCTGCTGAAGATGTAACTTCTAAAGTGCCTTGAGCTACGCGCTTTACGCCACCTAGCTCGTGAGCGTTGTTTGCAACCTGTGGCAAAGCCTCAAAGTTAGAAACGAGAGTAGAGTTTACTGTAGCCATAATCTAGTTCCTTTCTACGCTGCTGCGCCATCTAAATCGTCTTCATCACACTTGATGCGGACAACCATGTTCTCTTGCATACGAGTAGCGCCAATGTCCATGCAGTAATAGACTTGAGTTGCGTAACCTTTGTCGGCACGCTCATCAACTCTTGCAGAAACATCTTTACCAATTCCTAATGCAATACCTTCTTGCGCGAACGCAAAGCAAGTACGAACATTGTCACTATCAACTGCTAAACGATTAGACATGATGAAGTTAAAACCCATGAACTCATTAATCTCACCCTGTACCAGAGCTTTAACAGTGTTAAAGTCTGCTGATGTTACGCTGGTGTCAGCTAATAACGCATGAATTTGCGCTGGGCCAACCACAATGTAACGTGGGATTGATGGGTCAACATCAGCTTGGTCAAGCAACTTCTTTGCTTCACGTAGCTTAGTTAAGTTCATGTTTGTTGCAGCACCACCAACGGTTACTGCAACGTCCTGGTTTGTGTCGAAAGCTGTGCTTGATGAGCCAGTTTCGCCAGTAGATGCAGCAGCGTCAAATGCTGAGATAATAACATCGTCCATTGCACGTCCCATTGCCGCAGCAGCAGCTTGTGCATAAGAAGATGTTGGGTCAATCAACATACGAACTTTATCCTGGTCATCAATTAAATCAGCATATTCGTATGAAGCTAGTGATAGTCTACGTCTCGCATGAGGCGTATCCATTTGTGGTGTGTCGGCATGTCGGCTGGTACGCAACTGCGCAGTAGCAACCCCTACCTGGTCGATGAAAGCATTCTTTCCAACAACATTCTCAATTCGCACCGCATTACGCAGACGGCTTCCCATCTGTTGCGCAAGCATCTGCACGTTTGCAGAATACTGTTGTACAAATGCTGTAGTAATTTGTGTAGACATTTATTTCTCCTTTGTCACACGATTGCATTTATACACTTTGCGATGTGCTACCCTTTCGGACACGTCTCGGTTTTTCAGCCTCCGTAGGGCTACCGTCTTTCCGATTGTCTTCAGGACGGCAAGAACATAATTTACCGCTACCCTGATAAACCCAACCCCAAACCTTATCGGCTATTGGAATCGGGTCTAATATCTCGCGTGGGCTGCAATTATCTACAACCATACGCATAACCTCTATTCTGGCGTTCAGGATTGTTTCATCATCCATGAATCATACCATATAATTCTTGCACTCTTTCAATCGCTCTGTTTCTGGCAACAACATTTTCCCTATTAACATAATCAGGAGAACGCATAATGGCATCTATTTCTGCCTGTGCTTCTTTTGGTGTCATTACACTACCAGAGGTTGTATTTGAAATCGTGTCTTCGCTTGTTACACTTTGCCTGAAATCGGCAATATTTGCAAATGCTTTGATAAACTCAGGATGGTTGCCGAGCTTAGTGCCATCTGCTAACTGCCACTCTAACATCTCAGGATTGCCATACTCTTTGATTACCTGACCAGCACTAGAAATCTTTTGCTCGTAAGCCTGGCCCCATTCTTTTTTAAGGTCATTCTCTACTTGCTCACGCTGGTACTCAATCTCTTGTACAGCTTGCTCCTGTGTACTTGTCGCTAAACCTTTATAGTATTCTAATATACCACTAGCTTGCTGTGGCGTTAGATTAAGTTTATGCGCGACATCTTTATACGAATTAGCTGCCTCTTCTGTAATTATATTACCATCAACTGCAACTTCATAAGCATCTGGCGTTTCTGGTTTGCCAAGATAGTTATAAATCTCACTTAGTTGTTCTTCTGATGGGTTCTTAGGAGCAGCAAGTTTATCTGCACCTATAAGTTGTTGTGCGTTAATATATGACTTAGCCAGATTACCTACATCTTTAATAGGCGAAAGACTTGGGTGGTCTCGTAAATCTTCTGGAATCATATTATAAAAATCGTTACCAGAACCGCCTTGCGCTACTTCTGCTGGAGTTTCCAACACAGTACCTTGTGACTGGTCTACCTGTTCGACAGTTTCTTCAGACATTATGTCTCCTTAATTATCATTTGATGGATGTGTAATATTGTGGCACGTTTGCCCTCTTCAAATGTAGTGGCATAAGCATCGCCAGCTACATAACTTGTCCAGCGGTAGTTACACCGCTTTTCAAGGTCTTCTAACACCTTCTTTCCAGACTCGCTGCTGAAAACATCAGTGTACATTTGCTTGAGTTTTTCTTGCTCTTTGATAGGGTCAATCATTATTTTTGAACCATCCTGACTGCTTGCGCTGCTTGCGCT